TGAGCTGGCACTGATCCATCACATCCCGAACGGCGGGAAGCGGGGTAAGGCTGAGGCGGCGCGGTTCCGGGCGATGGGAGTGCTACCTGGGGTGGCGGATCTGTTTCTGCCGGTGCCGAGGTGTGGGTATCACGGGCTGTACATCGAGATGAAAGCGTTGGACGGGAGAATTTCGTCTGAACAGAAAAAGTTCCTGACTGCTGCGTCTGCGCAGGGGTATTGTTGCTGCGTCTGTTTTGGGGCAGATGCGGCTATTGCGGTGTTGATGCAGTATATGGCAGGCGCGAAGCCGGCACAGTCGGGAGGGGTGATACGATTTTGACGCTTAAGGAATTGAGTGTGCTGCATGATCTCAACCGGGAGATTGACATGGACAAGAGAAGACTTCTGGAACTTGAGGAGCAGGACGGTACAAAAGCACAGAAGGCAAAAGTCCGGAAGCAGATCCGGGAGAAGACGGAAAGGATCTGGGAGGAACGAGAGAAGATGGAGCGGTGGATAGCGTCGATACCTGACAGTCTGACACGGCAGATATTCACGCTGCGATTCGTGGATGGGAGAAGCTGGGTGCAGGTAGCGGCGGCGGTGGGAGGAGACAACACACCGGATACGGTTAGGATGATTGCAAAACGGTATGCAAAGCGTCGGATGTAAGTTGTTCGTTTTGTTCGGTTTGGGTGTGGTATAAAACTTATAGAGCAAGCGGTGCGGGCGTGAGTTCGGCCGCTTTTTGTATTGCATGGAGGTGCTGGATGGCGGGATTTTATACCAGTGCAAAGTGGTTGCGGAAGAAGGCGCGGGTGCTGCGGCGGGATAAATACCTGTGTCAGGACTGCAAGCGGTACGGGAAGAAGACGGAGGCGGTGCTGGTACATCACATCGTGCCGTACGAAGAGGAACCAGGGCTTGGGCTGGATGAAAAAAATCTTGTAAGTCTGTGTGAAGCGTGTCACAACAAACGACATCCGGAGAAGGGGCGGAGAAGAGTCCCCCCCCTGTCAACGAAAGCAGAAAACGGGATCGGCGTAATGGGAATGGGCAAGTATTCCCTCCCCGAGGGTCGCGTGCGCAAAAAAACATGAAAGGAGATTTGGAAGAGTGGAAGAAGCGAAGAAACCAAAGCGCATTATTGAAGTGATTCGGAAAATGGAAGCTCTTGGGATTTACAAGCCGGAGTTTGACGAGACCATAAAAAGGTACGTGGAACTGCGGGAAGAACACAGAAAAATATACGCAAAATACAAAAAATCGGGGTTTGAATGTGAAGTGCTGACGAGCCAGGGAACGAAAAAAGCACCGATTGTGGCGACGCTGGAAAGCCTTCGGAAGGATCTTCTGACGCTGGAAGAATCTCTGGGACTGACGCCGAGAGGGCTGTTGAAGATGAACGAAAAAGCTTTTGAAAAACCGAAAGGGAGCAAAACGGGAGGGCTGATCTGAAAGGGTGATGTAGTGCGTGGACGGTAAATATGCAGACGAGGTGTGGGGGTATGTGGATGCGGTTATTTCCGGAGCCAGGCCTGCCTGCAAGGAGCTGAAACAGACCTGCAAGAGATTTGCGGACGACTATGCGTCGGGTAGATGGGATTACAGCACCACCGAAGCGGACTATGTCATTGACAAGATACAGACGCAGTTTGTACACCGGCAGGGAGAAGACCTGGAAGGGCAGCCGCTGAAAGGGAAGCCGCTGTATCTGGAGTCGTGGGAAAAGTTTATCATATACGGTTTGCTGGTGTTTTACCGGAAGGGGACGAGCATCAGGCGGATTCAGGAAGCGTTTATATTCATCCCGAGAAAAAATGGGAAGACGCTATTTGTAGCGGCGTTGGCCTGGGGACTTGCCCTGCTGTCTGTCCGATCCGGCGCGAAGATATACATCGTGGCGGCGTCGCTGAAACAGGCAATGGAATCATACGACAATCTGTCCAACAACCTGTGCAGCAACATTTACGCCAGCAAAAAAGAAGCCCAGGACGAAGGATGGAGAATCCTTGACAACAACATGGAGCATTCCATCTCCCACATGGACATCGGCGGCGGGTCGCTGGAAATTCAGGCTCTTGCGTCCAATCCGGACGCACAGGACTCCCTGAACTGCAACATTGCAATCTGTGACGAGCTGCACGCCTACAAGACACCGAAACAATACAACGTCATCCGAGAAGCAACGGCGGCGTACACCAACAAGCTGGTTATCGGGATTACGACGGCGGGGGACGGTGGTCGGAACACGTTCTGTGCGCGAAGGCTCAAAATGTGCCAAAACCTGCTGAACAGTGAGACAAAAGATGAATATGCGGAAAAGCTGTTTATCTTTATCTGCAAGGCGGACGAAATGGAAAACGGGGATGTGGATTTTACCAACCCCATAGAGCACATCAAGGCAAATCCGAACATTGGGGTGTCCGTGAAGGCGGATGAACTGATGGCGTATGCGCTGGAAGCTCTGAACGATCCGCAACAGAGAAAAGACTATCTGCAGAAGCGTCTGAACATCATCGTGTCCAACACCAGATCCTATTTTGATATCACAGAATTTGAGATCTCCGATAAATCCTACAACTGGACGCTGCAGGAGCTGGCCAAGCTGCCGATCAACTGGTACGGGGGAACAGACCTGTCCCGTGTGCATGACCTGACGGCGGCCTGCCTGTACGGATGCTATCAGGATGTGGATATCATCATACCGCACTGCTGGTTCCCTATTGCGTCGGCCTACAAAAAAGCAGACGAGGACGGGATACCGCTGTTCGGCTGGCAGGATGACGGGTGGCTGACCATGTGCAACGGCAAGACGGTGAACCACATAGACGTTGTGAGATGGTTCTGCGAAATGCGGAAGAAGGGTTTCCGGATCACGCAGATCGGGCAGGACAGAAAATTCGCAAGAGAGTTTTTCGCGGCGATGAAGAAGGAAAAATTCCGGGTAGTAGACCAGCCGCAGTATTTTTACGTGAAATCAGAGGGTTTCCGGCACATCGAGCAGAAGGCCAAAAACGGGCTGCTGTACTATATGCACGCTGAACCGTATGCATACTGCGTGGAAAATGTCCATGCGGTGGAAAAAACGGACGACATGGTGCAGTACGAAAAGATTGACGACACGAGCCGGATTGACGTATTCGACGCTTCCGTCTTCGCCTGTATCCGTATGATTTTGACAAAGGAGAGGGACGAACGACTGAAGAATAATGCATAAGCGAGGAGAGCCAATGGGCAGAAAGAAACAGAGGTCGCGGGATACTCCCGCACAGAAAAGAAGCAGCGCGGCTGTGCAGATCGGATTTACAGACGCCTGGATGCGGGGACTGATACCGGATGGATACACACCGCTGTATCAATGCCCGGAAGTACGGATGTGTGTGGATGCTTACGCGGATATGATATCCAGCATGACCATACACCTGATGCAGAACACGGAGCGGGGAGATGTGCGGGTGCGCAACGAGCTTTCCCGTGTGCTGGATATCCGGCCGAATCGGTTCATGAACCGGAAGCAGTTTATCCGCCACATTGTCAATGTGCTCCTGACCGTGGGGGAAGGCAACTGTGTAGTGGTTCCCACAGTTACGGATGACGGATATCTTGACGAGCTGATTCCGCTGGATCCGCTGAAGGTGACGTTTGAAGATGTGGGTGTGTGGGGGTATCAGATCCGGTTCGGTGACGCTGTGTTCCGCCCGGAAGAGGTGCTGCACTTTGCCATCAATCCGGATCCGAGCAGACCGTGGCTGGGTACCGGTTTCCGGATCACCATCCGCGAGGCGGTACAGAGCATCCGGACGGCAAACAAAACCAAAACAGCCATTACAGGCACACCGGCACCGTCGCTGATCATCAAGGCGGACGGACTTTCAGACGATCTGCAGACCAAAGAGGGGCGAAGCGAATTTAAACAGCAGTATTTCGACACAGACAACGAAGACCGGCTGTGGGTTATCCCGGCCGAAGCGTTTGATGTGGTACAGGTACAGCCGCTTTCCCTTGCCGATCTGGCGATCAAGGACGGTATGGAGCTGGACAAGCGGACGATTGCTGGCGTTATGAAGGTGCCGCCGTTTATGGTCGGTGTAGGAAACTACAACAACGATGAACAGCAGAATTTTGTAAACACCGGTATCATGAACATTGCGCAGTACATCCAGCAGGAATTTACGGCAAAGCTGCTGTATTCTCATGAAATGTACTGGAAGTTCAATCCGAGAAGCCTGTACAACTACAAGATCACGGAACTTGTAAACGCCGGGGAATCCCTTGCAAAATGCATGGCGATCCGCCGGAACGAATGGCGGGACTGGCTGGGCCTGCCGCCGGACGAAGAGATGGACGAACTGCTTGCACTGGAAAACTACATTCCGGCAGCCAAGCTGGGCGATCAGAAAAAACTGAAAGGAGGTGGAGACGATGGAACGGAAGAATGACGAAGTACGCCGGATGCAGAGGAGCACGGAATTCTCTGTGCGGCAGGAAGGCGAAGACCGGTATATTGAGGGGTATTTTGCGCGGTTCGGCGATGTCTATGACATGGGCTACGGCATCACGGAAAGCATTGCTCCCGGCGCGTTTGATGAAGTGCTTGCTTCCGGCGCGGATATCCGGGCACTGATCAATCATG